GACTGCGACTGAACCCGCTGGTAGTGTTGTTGCACTATCATTTGGAAGTTCAATCAAGAAACTCGTGTCACCAGATTCTTGTGTATATTCGTAGTGGTGTATACCATTGACATCATCATACTTCGCTTTAACATAATTCTCAAACCTTTGCACACTCATAGGCCAGTCGTTGTATACATCAATGATATCATTTGTCATAAGGATTAACCAATGGAGTCCAACATCACCATAATACCTGTCAGCAATGAACTCTGGTGTTTGTCCATCAATCACATCGTAATAATCGTATTCTACAGTAGAGAGTCTTGCTTTGGATGAAACTCTAACTCGCCTTGTGATGTCTGTCATAGTTGTTATGATACCATCACCCCGAACATCATACCCAACAGTAGGAAACTTATTAAAATATGACATGATTAATACCCATCCTTGATACGTTCTTTGGTGATAATTTCAAGTTCCTTGAATGTGAGAGAAATCTCTGTTTGAGCAGGAGCGTTGTTTACAAAAAACTGTGTTCTGTCTCCACCATACTTAACACTAACACCTTCTAACACGCAAGTGGAAATCTTATTCAAGAATGTGTGTTCACCCTTTTTGTGCATATATTTAATATCAAATGTAGACGGTGATATCATTGTTCTTTCACTGCCTGCAAAGAATTCAGGCATTGCATGAAATCTAAACATATCGACTATGTTCCTGATATTCTCTGATTCCTGTTCACTCTTTGGCACCATTTTGAAGTCAAAACTAAATGATCTCTTATCAATACCGTTAAACATAAGTTCCTGTCTATTATTCTCTATTGTTCCTGACTTAATCGCATCTCTCGCTTTTGCACCTGTCACGCCAACCTTTTCTAAACCACCAGCGACACCTTTCGCTGCTGAATCTGATATTCTGTCGAGACTTACAACTTCACTATATTGTCCATCGCTTATCTTGTTTACGGCGCCACCAACATTGGTAATCATTTTTCCAATTTCTTCTTCAGAGTAGGATGCTTTATGATCGACAGATACCTGATTAGGCATATACAGTTGAATAGATGCAGCAAGTCTTTTGGTGGGCGCTCTTGTTACCGAAAGCGTAGATGATTCTCTAGATGCAGTCGAACCACCACCTGTCGTAGTGTCGAAAGAACCTCGTGGAAACTTTATCTTAGACTTCTCTTGTACGTTAATAAAAAACTGAACATAGTGACCAGTACGCTCCATAGCACCAATATCTATTGGATAGTTAAGATCACCACCATATTTTCTTTTGTAGTTATCTTCATTAATTTTATTGAAAGCATTACTCATCTAAATAGTCCTATAACCTGTGAAAGTATTTATACCGCATTATGGCATACAAACCCTACAAAGGAAGATATAAACCTTCAAAACCCCAAAAATACAAAGGCGATTCTGATAATATTATTTATCGTAGTAGTTGGGAACGTAGGTTTATGGTGTACTGTGATAGAAGTGACAATATCCTAGAATGGGGTAGTGAAGAGATAATCATACCATACCGTTCCCCTCTGGACGGCAGAACGCACAGGTATTTCCCCGATTTCTATATCAAAGTCAAACAGTCTAACGGTTCTGTCAAAAAGATGATTATTGAAGTCAAACCGAAAGCACAGTGTGGGCCTCCACCTATTCCTCAACGCAAAACCAAACGATTTATTACAGAAGTTCGTACATGGGGTGTGAACAAAGCAAAGTGGGAAGCAGCGATAGAATGGTGTGCAGATAGACAGATGGAATTTAAGATTCTCACTGAAGATCATCTAGGTTAACGTATAAATAGATGTATGACTTACTTCGATGACTTACTAGAAAAGACAGGTGGTAAGGAACGCTCAGTTCAATGGTTTAGAAATCAAATCAAGGAAATGGGTGAACCACCAACTAGACAACTCGTTTCAGAGGGGTTGATTTCTCAGCGTCCTTCATACGGGCAGATGAACTTTTTCTACTATGATGCAAAGGGTAAAAACGAATTGCCTTATTATGATAGATTTCCTCTTGTACTGCCAATTGGTGTTGCAGAATCAACAGGATTTATTGGATTGAATTTTCACTATCTGTCTATTCCTATGAGACTTAAACTACTCAACGTGGTAGCAGAATATGCAACCAGTAGTGAAATGAATGAGGATACAAGAATTAGATTGACTTGGAATCGTATCAAGAGAAATCCACTAGTCAAACCAACAGTTAAACGGTATCTTGCCAGTCATGTGCAATCCAGATTTAGGGTTATCACAGCAGAAGAAATGATGGCGGCAGTACTATTACCAGTGCAGAGATTTGTTCCATCTGGTGTGGAAACAAAAGTCTATGCAGATTCACGGCGTATGGCAAATGCGCCTAGGAGACCATAATGGCATTTTTTGATTTCAACAATCTTGTTGCAGAAATATCTAAAGGTGGATATGCAAAAGCGAATAAGTTTGAGGCAGAGATTTTATTTCCAGCAGGAATACCTCTTGCAATCGACTCCAGTAAAAAGGTATCACTCAAAGTAAAAACAATAACCCTGCCAGGCAGGAATCTGACAACCACAACAAACGATACAATCTACGGGCCTACCCACGAACTTGTTGGTGGATTGTCTTACGCTGATTCGATTGATGTCACATTTTATATGGCAGAAGATTTACTTGAAAAGAGAAGATTTGATATATGGCAAGAATTCATATACAGTCCACGAACATATGGATTGGAGTTCTATGAAAACTATGTAGGTACGATAAACATCTATCAACTTGGAGATGACTTGGAAAGAAAATATGGTGTTGCTCTAAAAGAGGTATTTCCTAAGACTGTTGCCCCTATAGAATATTCTAACGAAACCGCTAGTGGAGTAGTAGATTTATCGGTATCATTTGCATTCAAAGAGTGGGAAGAACTGGATAACTTAGGTAATTCAGAAAAAGGAAAACCACCATCAGTTTCAGAAACAGAACAGGTAACGTATCTACCGTCCTAGATAAATAATAACACATTATGAGGAGTATATAATATGGCATTACCATTGCTAAAAACGCCAAAACATGAATTGACAATTCCATCCACAGGCGAAAAAATAGAGTACCGTCCTTTCCTAGTAGGGGAAGAAAAGTCTCTTTTACTTGCTCTTGAAACAGGTAAGGATCAAGAGATAAGTGAGGCAGTCATTCAGACTGTAAAACAGTGTACGTTTGATAAGGTAGAAATAAAAAAGATGCCGATGTTCGACATCGAATATGTCTTTCTTAACATTCGTATGAAATCAGCGGGTTCAGAGGTTGAAGTAAAACTTTTGTGTCCTGATGATAATGAGACATATGTTGCAACAACAATCAACTTAGAAGATGTAAAGGTACATTTTCCAGAAGGGCATGATAATAACGTCAGACTGACAGATGATATTGGATTGGTTTTAGATTATCCAAGTATTGATATGACAGGTGACTTGATGGGGGTTGGTGCAGATACAGCATGGACAATCATTAAGAGATGTATCAGACAAATCTATGATTCAGAAAATGTGTATGAACGTGCAGATATGGATGACAAAGAATTAGATGAGTTCTTGGGGCAGTTGGATGCATCCATGTTCAAGAAAGTTGAACAGTTTTTTATGACAGTACCAAGACTAAAACATGAGGTGAAAGTAACTAACCCAAATACTGGTAAAGAGAATGATATCGTAGTTGAGGGGTTGTCGAGTTTTTTCGTCTAGCCCTTTCACATGATAACTTAATGAATTATATGAGGGTGAATTTTGCATTGATGCAACACCACAATTATTCATTAACAGAACTTGAAGAAATGTTGCCATGGGAAAGGGAAGTCTACTTGAATATGTTACAACAACATATTGAAGATGAAAATATGAGATTAAGACATAACAAACTTAATAAAGGGTAGAGAGATGGCAGAAAAGAAAACAGTTACCGTTGATGAGGCGGTTGCGAAAAAAGATACTAATGGTGATGGACACATTTCCTTAGAAGAGATGGAGATGGATTTGGAATTTAAGAGAAAAGCACTTGAAGATGCAGACGCCCGTAGAGATGCAATGCGTCAGATGGCATGGTTTGCCCTCTGGGGTATGTTACTGTATCCGTTTGCAGTGGTTATTGCAAACTGGATTGGATTGGATCAAGCATCAAAGATTCTGGGTGATATGGCGGCAACATATTTTGTTTCAGTTGCAGCAATCGTTGCGGCATTCTTTGCTGGTAACGCATATTCAGACAAAAAGAAATAAGGTGTAAGTAAATGGCAACTCTAACAGATGTAACCAAACAACTCTCAGAATCAACCACAGAGAATGTTGCAGAAACCAAAAAACTGAATAAGTCGAATGTAACACTTCGTGGTAATGTTGTTGATTTGAAAACAGCAGTTCAAAATTCAGCAAAAGCAACAAGTAGAG